GGTGCTGCTACTAGCTTTAGAGTTAAGAGCACCGAACACTACGAACAACTCGGTTACGACGATAATGCAATTACCAACGTAACTGTTGCTGCAAGAAACCCAGGTACTTGGGCAAACGGAATCAGAATCGGAATCATTGATGCAAAAGCAGATCAGATTCTGACTGGTATCACCACTACCAGCATCAACGTTGGTTACGGTTTCACTCAAGCAGTTCCATCAGGTACAGTTATTCCTGATACAGCAACTGGAGACCTTAGAGAACTTGATGGATACTTCCAAGGTGTAATTACTGAGGTCGGGGAAGGTCAAGTTTCAACTAAACTTGTAACTCATGTTTCTGCTGCAGGCACTGTAACTAATGCAGACTACACTCAGAATAGTGCATTTGCACTGAGTCAAACTGGAAGCGTTGGTATTCACACAACTGATACTGGTGTAATTGATGCACCATTAGCAACTCGTGCATACACTGCTGAAAAAGACTGGTTTGAAAATCAGTACATCGAACTTAGTTCTACTGATTTTGATGGAAATCCAATCAAACTTGAATGGGATCAGTTATCAAATCGTCCAGGAACTTCTGAGTACGCTGCGAATAGAAACGCTAGATTCGATGAAGTTCATGTTGTTGTCATTGACGACAAGGGTCTTGTTACTGGAAACGCAGGTTCAATTCTTGAAAAGCACCTTGCACTTTCCAAAGCAAAAGATGCTGAGTACTCTGTAGGTTCTCCTTCTTACTGGAGAAAATATCTCTACACCAACTCTCGTTACAT